TTGGAAAGTCATCTTCCCCCCCAACGGCTACGGCTGCAAATGTTCGGTGTCCGCCCTGACCCGTCGGCAGGCGGAGCGCGAGGGCATCAGCGGCGAGCCTGATGTGGATATGGTCGAGTTTACCAATCCGCGTACAGGTCAAACGGTATTGATACCCGACGACATCACGCCGAGCTTTGCGCACAACCACGGCGACCGATTGGGCGCGATGGACGCGCTGTTTGGCGAGAAAAACGGCGAAGAGGCACTGGCCGCCATGATTGCCGAGCGCGAGGCGTGGCTGGACAAGCGGTACAGCGTACCGTCTGACAAAGTGGCGGTGTTGGCTTTGTCGGATAAGGTGTCGGGAAAAGAAGTGCGCAGGCTGACAAAAGAGCAGTCTGCCAACAATACCAAAGACCACGAAGCGAGAGCTGCGGCAGCGTGGCAGGCTGAAACGGGCGACAGGCTGGAAGTGTTCGATTTGGCGGTAGAAAAAGGCAAAGGACAAGCCGATTATCTGATTGTTTCAGACGACCTGCCCCGCGAGGAATGGGCAAAACTGGATTTTATGTTTACCGAAAATCCCGAACGTGCGGAATTGATGAACCGTTATTTTGCACACACCGCCGGGGCGTGGAATACTAAGGTCGACAAGATTCAGGAACATTTTGATAAAGCCGATATTGTCCCGCTTGATTTGCGCCATCTGAATGCGGCGAACCGGCATAAATTGTTGCAGTATGTGTTATCATTGCCGAAAGAACAGCGGGATAAAGTCCGCTTATTGGTAAAAATATCGGAGTAAGTTATGCCGTCTGAACTGTATGTCAGCCGCGAGGTAAAAGTATTTTTAGGCGGGAAAACCGCCCCGTCCGAATTGTTGGACTATCTGTACCCGCGCCTTGCCGAAATCGACAAGGAGGCAGCCGAGCAAATGCAGGGCGAGTTTTCGGGCTGCGTATTTTCGATTGCGGATTTGTCCGCGCAGGCATTTGCCAATGTGTACGGATGGATACTTGAGGCGGCAGAAAAGTCCGAGTGGATTAAGCCCTACAAAGCCGATTTGAAAACCGCCCTAGAAGCTGATCCGAGATTTAAACCTGTATAACCCGAAGGTCGTCTGAAACCGTTTCAGACGGCCTTTTTTCATAACCGCTCAAATTTCGCGTTTTAGCGCGTTCTGTCGGTCGGGGTAGGCAAAGATATGTCCGAATGTTTAAAGTTAATCTGACGCAGCCCTAAAAGCCCTCTGAAAACGTTTTTTAAACCGCCGCCGCCTGCATTTTTGGATATGCCTTAAATTTGCGATTTTAGGCGGGTCGGACGCTAAAGATAGGCAAACCCCCGCCGAAATCTTAAAAATCAATCTGACGTGATTCTAAAGCGGTTTTAAAGTGGGTATTTTTATATTTTGCGAATAAGAGATTTCAAAAGGTCGTCTGAAACCTGAAATACGGTTTCGGGCGGCCTTTTTCATTTCGGGTAGCAAAGTGAAGTCATGCCGCCGTCTGTTTGCCGTCATGCGTTGCACAATGACGACTATGAATACGAAAACATCACCCCTCAATATCAAATTGTCCGCCGCGCTGCCGGTTGCCTTGGCGACCCGTGCGGATGATGTGCGCACCTTTAAGGGCGTCGCCAATTCGGGCAAGCCGTTCGGCTACGGCGGTTATCAGACCGTCGTCGATTTGGCAGAGCTGTCGCACAAAGCGTCCGTCCCCGTCCTATTGGAGCATTCGCCGCTGAAAATGGCGGGCGTGTGCAGCCTGTCGGTAACGGCGGACGGTCTGATTGCCGAGGGCAGCCTGTTGTCAAACGAGTTTGGCACGCAGATCGCCGAAGCAGCCGACCAAGGCTTTCCGTGGGAAATGTCGGTTTACGCACAGGCGGAATCTTACGAACAGTTGGCGGCGGGCGCGGTATTGTCCGTCAACGGCAACGAAGTAACGGGTCCTGCGGTGATTTTGCGCCGCTGCACCATCCGCGAGGTGTCGTTTACCGCCGTCGGTGTGGACAGTGAGACGGAGGCGGTGGTGTTGTCGGACGGCAGCCCCTTGCCGGATATTTTTAAACAACCTTTGGAGTTATCCATGACCCCTGAAGAGAAACAAGCGTTTGACGACCTGAAAGCGGAAGTCGATACGCTCAAGGCTGAAAAAGCCGAAGCCGAGAAAAAGCTGAAAGAAGCCGAAGCGGCTGCCAAGAAAAACCAAGTCAAGGCGAAATTGTCCGCCGCAGGTTTCAAAGAAACCGAAGACGGCAAGTTTGAAGGCTTGTCCGACGCGACCATGACCGTGCTTTTGTCTGCCGACATTGACGCGGCGGAAGCCATGATTGCCGATTTGACGCCGAAAGCTGCCCCGTCTGTCGTGCCGCCCGCGCTGTTGAGCGAAGGCGCAGGTAAGGACGATTCTGAAAACACCGGCGCGGAAGGCAAATTCTCTATTGCCAGCCACAAAGGCTTATTGGGAGGCTCTTATGTCTAAAGTGAAAACAGAAATCTTAGGTCCTGTTATTTCGGATTTCCTGAAATACGAAGCGACCCCGCAAACCCGTGTTGCCGTTGCCGCCGATACCGGCACGAAGGCAGGCAAGTTTGTCGAGTACCCGCTGCGCGGCAAAAAACTGCTTGCGTTGACCGATGAAGCCGACGGCAAAGTCGTCGTACAGCCGCTCAACTGCATCATCGACCTGTCAAAAGTTGCCGATGCGGACGTCAAAGCAGCAACTACCGGCAAAACCTTGGACGCGCTGAAAAAAGAAGGCGACGCATACGGCATCGTTTACCAAGGCACGCCCATCGCCTGATTTTCAGACGACCTTTAAACCTGATTTAACAAGGACACATCATGCCTTTATCCGATAACAGCAAATTTGGCGTGCAGGCTTTGACCACCGCCATCAACAAAATCGACCCGGGCGCAAGCCAAATCCGCGAGCTGGGCGTCTTCGAACCCGAATATCTGACCACCACTTATGCCGACATTGAGTTCCAAGACGGCAAAGTCCACTTGGTTGCCAGCAAAGAGCGCGGCACATCCGGTCAGGCGGTCGAAAGTCCGAAACGCACCGTGCGCACCGTCAAAATCCCGCACCTGCCAATTCACGATGTCGTTCGCGCCGACGACGTACAAAACCTGCGCGCTTTTGGTACGACCCAAGCCGCAACCGTTATGGACAAGGTCAACGAAAAGCTGGCCGGCGGCAAATCCGACCTCGAATACACCCGCGAGCATCTGATGCTCGGCGCATTGCAAGGCAAGATTTTGGATGCGGACGGCAGCGTGCTTTTGGATGTCAACACAGAGTTCGGCGTGCAACGCAAAACGTTAAACATCGAATTGTCGAAAGACACGACCAAAGTCGGCTCGGTATTGGACAAGCTCTTGTCCGAGCAACGCCAAAAATTCGCCGGTGCGCAGGTGCGCGGCTGGGTCGTGTATTGCGGCGCAGAGTTTTTGAGCGCGCTCAAAGAGCATAAATCCATCTTCGAAGTGTACAAACGCTTCGACGAAGCTCGCGCCTACCGCGAGGGCGATACGCTCAATCCGACCGAGTTTGTCCACAAAGGCATCCGCTTTATCGAATACGCCAACCATTTCGGCAGCGACGCCGACATCGGTGCGGATAAGGCGATTCTGTTGCCAGTCGGCCGCAATCTCTACAAAGAGTATTTCGCGCCTGCCGACATAAACGCGACCGTCAACACCCGCGCCCTGCCGTATTACGCCAGCCGCGAGAAATTGCAGCACGACAAGGGTTGGAGCCTGCACATGCAGTCTAACCCGCTGCCGATTGCGCTGCGCCCCGAGTTGTTGGCAACGCTGACCATGTCTTAAACGGATTTCAGACGACCTTTAAGGTAGTTTTAAAGGTCGTCTGAAAACGGAGGACGGCATGATTACCATCCAAGACATGATGACCCGCTTCGGCGAGCAGGAGATGGCGGAGCGGTCGAACCATGAAAACTACGAAACCATAGACGAAGCGGTGATGGCGGCGGCGATTGCGGACGCGGAAGAAGAAGCGGCAAGCTACCTTCGGGCGGCGAAACTGTTTTTTACCGACGACACCGCGCCGCAGGTTTTGAAAATCAAAGTCTGCGACATCGCCCGCTACTACCTCTACAACGACGCGGTAACAGGCATTGTCGAAGAGCGTTATCAGTCGGCGGTCGCTTGGCTGAAGATGGTCGTCAAAAATCCCAATATGCTGGACGAGAGCCGCGTATCGGATGACCGCAGACCGTCAACGTGTGCCGTTTATGTCAATGCCGAACCCGATTTGCGGGAATGGCTGAAGGAGTAAGCGATGCGGATTACGGTATCACACAATTTATCGCGCATCGCCCAAAGCCTGAGCCGACTGTCGGGTAGGCTGAACGGCAGCCTTGAAGAGCCTTTGCGCGCCATTGGCGGCATGCTCGAAAGAACCACGAAAGACCGTATCCGTGAAACCAAAACCGCGCCCGACGGCAAACGCTGGGCGGACGTATCCCCTGCTACGGCACAAGCCAAAAACGGACGCGGCGGGATTTTGGTGGACCACGGCAACCTCTTTGCAAGCATTACGCACGAGGCATCGGCAAAAAGCGTGATTACCGGCTCAATCATGGGCTACTCGGTTTATGTGCAAGAAGGCACGAAAAACATGCCGGCGCGTCCGTTTTTGGGCTTGTCTTCGCAAGATTATCAGGACATCGACGAATTGATGTCCGATTGGCTGGAAGGATTGATTGTCTGATATGGCTTTAAAACAGCATGAAAACTTATTGGCGGTCTATCCCGAAATCCTAGGCCGTCTGAAAACCGTCAAAGGTATCAAGGCCGTCAAGGAAATCGGCGAACTTGCCGAGCTGCTCGCCCAAGGCGCGGCGAAGCGCAAAGCCGCCCCGCTGGACGGCGCGGTCTATGTCGTTTACGGCGGTTCGACCTTTGCCGACGAGGCGAAAAACGGCAAATACCTCAAATCGACGCTGCACTTTACCTTTGTCCTCGCGCGAAGCTATACCGCCAACGGCAAATCCACGCTGTACGAGGTCGGCGAGACCCTGACGGCAATCCAACGGGCGTTTTCAGGCTGGGATGCGGGCGACGAATATGCCGTTACCCCCTTCCGCCGCATCGCCTCGCCATCCATCGAATACAACGACGGCTTTGCCTTTTACCCTATTTCATTCGCCTGCGACACCGTGCAGGCGGCAAACTAAAGGAGCTGCCACATGGCAAAACAAAACGACCACGGCTTAATCTTTGAGGGCGACGTCAAGGTGCGCAACCTCAACCAAAAAGGCTCGGGCTTTATCGACATCGGCAATACCACCGCCCTGACCACGCAGACCAGCGTGGAAACCAAAGAGCGCGTGTCCAAGCAAAAAGGCACTTACGGCAGCGCGCTCGACAGCCTGAAAACCGTCAAGCCCACCGAAATCGGTCTGAAGCTCGATACTTTCGACAAAGACAATTTGGCATTGGCTTTGATGGGCGAAGCCGCTGTCATCGCGGCAACGGCGCAGACTGTTGCGGACGAGACCGTAACCATCGGTAAGAAAGGCATGGCGTACAAACTGGCAAACGGCAACATCGACCCGGTTACCGTCAAAGTCAAAAACAAGTCCAAAGCTGCCGTTGACGCGGCGCATATCGACATCAACGCCACCTTGGGCATGATTACCATCCTACCCGCTGCCGACACCGTCAACGACGGCGAAGACATCACCGTCGAATACAAAACCCGTGCATCGGGCGGCTATAAAGTCTCTGCCGCGACCTTGTCCCGCTTGGACTTGGAAATCTACGTCGACGGCCGCAACCGCGTTACCGGCGAGGCGGGTGTCCTGCACATCCCCCATGCCGTATTGGCAGCGGACGGCAGTATCGACTGGTTCGGCGACGACTTCAACGAAGCCGAATTCAAAGGCACGGCGGTATTGGCTTCGGGCGAGACCTCGACCTATTCCTTCACGTCGTACAACAACTAAAGATTCGGGCGGCTTATGCGGATTGGCGGGTTCGCCGGTCGGGCTGTCCGATAAACGGCAAAAAGGTCGTCTGAAACGGGCTTCTGCGTGTAGGCGCAGCGGCGTGGAGTTTCAGACGACCTTTTTTTAAACGGGTTTTAAAACAGATTAGAACCGATACAGGGCTGATTTAATCAGGTATCCGCTGACGGCCATAAAGGCAAAAAATTCCAGCAGTTTCATGTCGCGGATGTGCGCCAACATATCGAAACCGAGATACAGCGCGGCGAAACCGAAGAATGCGCCGACGGCGAAAAGTATGGTTAGAGCGAGGGTTTTCATGATTTTCGAACCATTCGTGTAGAAAGTATGGATAAGTCGCACGGGAAAAATGGAGGTAGCTTTGGGAGTTTGTAATGTTCGGAAAATAGAACAAGCATTTTTTCATCGGTCAAGTCTGCCTGCGAAACATATGTTTCCCAGCTAAGGTTTCGCGTCAATTTTACTTTAGCTTCTGCTGCAATTCTAAGGTTTGATGCCCGCAAAGAAGCAGCCTGTAAAAGGATTCGGTACTTGTTTCTAGGATTTGGTGTTTCAAATTTTCTCCACCCTTCCTTGCGGGCGATTTCTTGGCATTTTTCCAATTTCTTCCATGTGAAATTTTCGTTATTCCGAAGCGTGCAGATATGGTCTGCTGCAGCTTGGGGAGTGGGAAAGGTGCATAGTGCGTCATAAATTTGGTCGACATCAAACAGTGCGGACAATCTGTTTTCTGAAAGAATCTGACGGATTGCCTGTTTGTAGTAGGGTTGCAAATGTTTCATATGCTGACTGTAAGTAAGATTATTTATTTTAAATAGCAAAGGTATCAAAATAATGGCGAATATTCAAGCAGGTTTAGAGATTAAAGCAGGTGTTTCCGGTGCCGAAAACATCGACGCGCTGGCGCAGTCCATCGAGGCGGCGGGCATCGATACGGGCAAACTGACGGAAGAAGCAAAAGAGCTGGGCGCGACGCTGGCGAAAGCCCAGGCGCAACAGGCGGCGATTGCGGAATACAAGGCTTTGTCGGCGGAATTGGACAATACCGCCAAAGAAATGCGTGCGCTGGACGAACTGACCGCAACGCTCGAGAAATCCATGCGCGGCGGCGGTACGCAGCAACAGCAAGCCGATTTGGCGAAGCTGCGCACCGAATCCGAACGGCTGGCAAAAAGCGAAACCGAGCTGACGGGCAAGCTGTATGCCGCCCGCGACGCGATGGCGGTGTCGGGCGTATCCGTCAAAAACCTTGCCGCCGAAGAAGCGCGCCTTGCTGCTGAGACGGCAACTGCGACGGCAAAGTTGGATAAGCTGTCAGCCGAGGCATCGGAACTTAAAGCCATTGCCGATGCAAAAATCAAACTTGGTATCGATACCGATGAGAAAGCCTTGCGTGAGCTGCAGGAGCTTAAGAAAAGCTATGACCTTTTGAAAAGTAGCGGCACGTTAACCAAAGAAGAACTCTCCCGCGCAACAGCCCGCTATAACGATAAAGTGTTTCAACTGAATAAGAGCTTATCGGATTTGCGTCCTACACTTGCCGACTTTGCCAATGAGTTTCGAGGGGTGGCGAGTGGTGCTGCCGGGCTGACGTATGCTGCTCGTGAGGCGGTGAAATTTGAAAGCGCAATGGCAGGTGTTCGGAAAGTCGTGGACGGTACTCCTGAGCAGATCGAACAGTTGGGCGGGCAAGTTAAAAAACTGGCGGTAGAGTTCGGCATGATGCCGGAGAAGATGGCTGAAATCGTTGCCGCTGGCGGTCAGTTAGGTATTGCTGCCGATAAGTTGGATGAATTTGCACGCGTTACCGCGACTATGGCAACCGCATTCGGCCTGACGGCTGAGGAAGCAGGCAATGCCGCCGCAACGATTGCCAACGTGTTCCAGCTCCCAATCGGCGAAGTGGAAAAACTCGGCGACGCCATCAATGTCTTGGGCAACAATACCGCCGCGCGTGAAAAAGACATTGTCGCCGCGATGGCGCGTATCGGCGGTACGGCGAAACAGTTCGGACTTGCCGCCGACGAAGCCGCCGCGCTTGCCGACGCCTTTATCGCATTGGGCAAACCGCCCGAAGTGGCGGCTACCGCCATCAATGCCCTGCTGCAAAAATTGCAAACCGCGCAAAGCCAGGGCAAAGGTTTCCAAGATGCGCTGCAATCCATCGGAACGTCCGCCGACGAGATGGCGGCAAACATCGCTGCGAACCCGCAACAGGCTCTGACCGAGTTCCTGCATAAACTCGAAGGCTTGGACAAACAAAGCCGCGCCCTGACGCTCTCGCAACTCTTCGGCACGGAATACAGCGACGACATTGCCCTCTTGGTCGGCTCGCTCGGCGAATACGAAAAGGCTTTGGGCTTAGTAAACGACCAAGCACAAATACAAGGCGCGATGCAGAAGGAGGCGGCAGCTGCATTAAATACTACCGAAGGGCAAATCAATAAGGCTAAGGCGGCAGTTTCCAATATGGCGGGAGAGCTGGGTGATGCCTTATTGCCTATTTTAAAAATAACGGCATCCACGGTTGAGACGGTTGCAACGGCAATTAGCGATTTCACAAAAGATTTCCCGGTATTGTCCAAGCTGGCGGTTTACTTTGCTGCCGCCCGTGTTGCAATGGAGGCGTATTCTGCAGTTGTGCGTCTTGGTGGCGCTGCTGCATTGAAAAGTTTGGTGTCTCAAAAAGCTGCTGTCGATGCGTTGACCGTTTCATATGGTAAAGCCGGTTTGGCGGCTAAAGAATACGGGAGTATTGCATCAGCAGGTGTTGCGGCACAATCAAAAGGGTTGACCGGTTTGGCTTCGGGGTTGTCTTCCCTTGTTGCCCGATGGGGCATTATCGGTACGACGGCAACGATTGCCGGAGAAGCAGTCGGCGTGTTTATTCAGGATTTGTACGAACATATTCCTGGTCTTCGTGCAGTGTTTGACGAGATGGCACGTCCGATAGCTATGATTGACAGCCTGTTGACGACGGGAAGTTTGGACAAATATCACGAATTTTTCAAAACTGACGCCGAAATCAAGCGCGAACTGGAAGAATCAAACAAAAAGGCTACTGAAGCCGCCGAAAAAGCTGCCGCCGCCAAGAAAAAGGCAGCCGAAGAGGAAGTCGCCGCCGTCAAAGCACTGCAAGCCGAATATCGTGCTTCCGCCGCCGAACAGGCTGCGTTGGAGCGCAGTATGGCTGCCTTGCGTGCCGACGGGCGCGAAACTGGCGATTTTTACAGTGAGCTGGCGGTCAAGCTGGAAACCGTGCGCACCAAAACCACCGACCTGAAAGCCGAGCTTGACAAGAAAAACATCAAAATCAGCGCGGATACGGGCGAACTTGCCGAGGCGCAAAAAGCCCTTGAATCCTTGGGGCTGACGGCTGAAGAAGTCACCACCGGTCTGAGTAAGAAAGCGTCTGAAGGTATCGCCAACTTTTCCACCGCCGCTGCCAAGTTTGGCAATGATGCCGAGCAGATGTCCCGTGTGTTTCAGGCGGCGTTAAAGCAGATGGACAGTCCTGAAGCTGTTGAGAAACTGAAAGCCGCCTTGGAAGACGCTGGCAAACAGGCAGGCATGACCGCCGAGGAAATCAAGAAAATCGGCGATGCCGCGCCGGTAGCGTCCGATAAGGTTGCCGACGCATTCGCCAAAATCGGCGTGGACAGCAAAGCCGTGATGACCGGCATCAGCAGCGACGCACGTCAGGCGTTTGCCGACTTTAAGGACGCGTCCGAACAGGCAGCGTCTGCCGGTCAGAAAGATGCCAAACTGATGCAGGCGGCGTTTGAACAGATGATGGGCAAACTCAAAAGTAAGGAGGAGTTCTCCGAGTTCCAGCACCAGCTCAAAGCCAGCGGCGATGCGGCACTTTTGACACAGGAGCAGCTTGCCCGCTTGGGCGACGCGGCGTCAGGTGGCGCAGAAAAAGCCAAAGCCGCCTATCAAGGGTTGAATGATACTGCCGCACAGGCGGGCGAATCCGCCAAAAACGCCCATAACAAAGGCGCGCAGGCGGCGGAAAGCCATGCCCAATCCGTCAGCAAGGTAGTCAAGGCAAACGACGATGCGGCAGCGAGTGCGGAAAAGGCGGCGGCAGCGACCGAAAAAGCCGCCAAAGCCGTAACCGACTACGGCTACCGGCTCAGTCAGACGGGCGGCTACGTCAAGTTCAACAACGAACAGCTTGAGTTGATGAACCAAAAATTCAGGGGCGTCAAAATCGGCATGGAGGCGACGCTGCAAATCGGGCGCATGAAGGACTACACCCAGCAGATTTACCTTGCCAACTCCGCCATGCAGCGGTTGAGCGATGCAACGGCGCAGGGTGCGTTGACGCAGGGTGTTTTGAACGATGCAGCCAGTGCGGCTGCAGCGGCTGCCGACAAGCTGGGCAATACCGAGCTGACCAAGTTCCGCAATGCGATTGCTGACGCGCAACGTCGTCTGAACGCGCTGCGCCAAGAGGCAAGCGACGCGACGCGCGCCCTAGAAGCCGAGCTTGCCGAACTCAACGGCAACGCCGAAGCGGGCTACGCTTTGCAGCAGGAGAAAAAGCTGCGCGAGCTGAACCAAAAGCTGGCAAACGCCAAGCAACTGGGACAGGGCGACATCGCCCGCGAATACCAGCGTCAAATCGAGTTGCAACAGCAGATTTACGACCGCCAACGCAACAAACGTGCCGAATCTGCCGCGCAGGAACGCGCCCGCAGCCAAAACACGGCAAGCGGCAGCAACAACGTGGCACGCCAGTTGCAACAAATTGGCAATCCGCAGGTCAACGTCAATACAGACGAGCTTAACCGCCTTTTGGCGCAACGCGACGAAGCAGTCGCCAACAGAGCAGTCGGCAGCCTGATGACGCAACTGGAAAACTCGTTCAAGCGGACGAGTTAATTCAAGCGGCAGATATAAACCCGACTGCAACCATGCCAAGCCCCGATTTTCGGGGCTTTTGCTTTAATGGGGTTTTATATTTAGGCAAAGGTCGTCTGAAATGGCCGATTGGATTTTAAAGCGCAAAGACACCGGCGCAAGCGTCCGCCTGCCGCAGGATATGCGCTGGGAAGATGAATTTTCATGGAATAAGGTGGCGCAGGCCGCGCCGCAGCGCACTCTGTCGGGCGGATTGGTGATCCAGCAGGGAATCAAGGCAAACGGCCGCCCGATTACGTTGTCGGGCGATTGGGTATGGCTGGACTTGGGGTCTTTGCGGACTTTACGAGACTGGACGGACGTCCCCGAATTGGAAATGACGCTGACGCATTACGACGGGCGCGAATTTAATGTTGTTTGGCGCACACATGACGCGGCTTTGGGCAGCGTCGAGCCGGTGCGTTATTCAACGCCGGAGGTAGACAGCGAACGATATACCGCCAAGCTCTGCCTGATGACGTTTTAAGGTCGTCTGAAAACAGGTTTAAACAGGATTTAAAAAAGGTTTCAAAATGGAAAAAACAACGCGCCTGACGCAACAGGATTTGCAGATTTACCCCAGCCAGCGCATGACCGATACGCCTGACGGCGGCGGTTTGATGGTGGGGCAGCCGCTGACGGGCGAGGATAACGAGATTTTCCCGCCCGTTTCCGACGTTGACCGCACGATGGGCAGTTTGGACGCGCGCCTGCTCTACCCTGCCGTCCTGCGTAACGACTCCGAGCCGCTCTATGGCGGTCATTTTGTCATTACCGAGCCGCCGACCTCTGAAAACGTGTCTTTTTTAGCGTTTAAGGCGCGCAACTACGGCGAGAGCCGCGCAGACATTATGCCGCGTATCGAGGCTTATTCCGTACCGACAGTGGAAAGCCGCATGACGCTGATGGGGCGGCATTTGGCGGGCGTGCGCCTTGTGCAGGCATATCAGCGCGAGGAAGCCCCGCTGCCTAAAGTGGGCGAGCGGTATTGCTTACAGCATGAAGACAAAACCAATGCCAAGACCGAACGGATTACCGAATATTTCCGCATCGCCAATCTGACGCACGAAATGCGGACGTTTGAAATCCCCTTGGCTGGTGGACAAACCAAAGAAATCCGCCGCCGTGTCGTCAAAATGGAAACGACCAACCCGCTGACGCGCGATTTTGATGGTGTCGATTACCCGGTCGAAGGGTATGCAGGCAACAAGGTCAAGATTTTGGAGACGCAGGTTGCTGATTCGGCGAGTTACTACGGCGTGAAGCCCGTTTCAGACGACCTCAAGGCGGGTGATGCGTCGTTGACGGTTGCCAGTATCTACGAAAAGCTGGTACCGACTTCGACGGTGGAGACGCCGTATGCCGACCAATATCCCGTCGCGGGCGATATGTGGGTGGCTGCCGCGCCTGAAAAACAGGTGTTTCGCGGTTATGTATCGGGCGGCACGTTGACAATGCCCCATTCGCTTTTGCCGGGCAGCATCAAAATCGGCAACTACAAAGACAATGCGCAGGGGCAGTTGGTCTCCGGCGACGATATCATCCAAGCCGACTATGAAAAAGGCCGTCTGAGCGGCATCCCGAGCGGGACTTATACCGTTTCCGCCATCCCCGCCGCCAAATCGTCGGCAGCGCGGTTTGCCTTCGCCGTTGAAATCAAAGAGACCAACCAAGGCACGGCGTTTGCGCCGCTGCTGACACCTGCCCCCGTTGCGGGCAGCCTGAAAGTGTCGTTTATGGCGTTGGGCGTTTGGTATCTGCTCGCCGATTCGGGCGACGGCGTGTTGCGCGATGAGGCAGGTAAAGCGGCAGGCACGGTGTCGTCTGCAACCGGCTCGGTCGTGCTCAATCTGCCCGTATTGCCCGATGTCGGCAGCCGCCTTGTGTTCCAATGGGGCGGGATTTCGGGATTCGCGTCATCCGACGGCGGCAAGACCGGGACGGCAGCGACGCCGAAACCTGCCGAAAGCAAATGCACCTATGGCTTGGGTCATCCCATCAAGCCGGGTACGTTGGTATTGACTTGGCAGGATGGCGGCACCAAAACCGCCAGCGACGACGGAAACGGCAGTCTGACGGGCGATATGCAGGGGTCGGTGGATTACCTCAACGGCGTGATTTCGACCGCCCGCTACATCAACAGCAACACGGTCGAATATGCCTGCGAAGAGACGCGCCGAATCAGCGCAAGCGTGGTCGGCGGCGCAGGCTACGGCATGACGGCGGAGGATAAGGGAGCGCATTGGGAGCTGGTATTCAAGGACGCTACGCCTAATCAGTCGGCCTTCAGCTTGGATGTCAAAGGGCAAGTATCTGAAGAGACAGAGTACACGGTGTCGAATTGGTATGGCGCAGCGGTTAGATAGGAGATGAAAATGGCGATTTCTGCCGGAAAAGAAATTAAATCAGGTACGGCGCGCATCAGTCTGCTCGCAGTCAAAGGCGGCTGGAAAGCGGGTAAAAACGCCGTGCAGGGTATCCGCTGGGACGGCGGCAAGCTGATTGTGCCTAAATCCGCGTTGCGGGTGGAGGCGTTGGCTTGGGCGACCAAGTCTTATTCGACCTTGGGTGCCGCATGGCGCGCGCAGGAAAAAGACGCAACCGCCAAGAAAACCGTCGATATGTCCTTCAGCGACTGGAATGCGGAATTTTTGTCCGCCGACTCGTCCCACGCCAAGCCCCGAAGCGGGCGTCTGGCAGGCGGGCTGACATTTAATGTCTTGATTGACTTTGACCAAGGCAGTACCTGCATCTTTAATTCATGGTCTTTTTCAGACGGGACGACCGAAATCGTCGAATACGGCGGCACGCTTTATAAAAACTGGGATGCAGCCAAAGGCAGCGGCGAAAATATCGGCACATTGTCCACATCGGGCGAGGTGTCCATCAACGACCCTGCCATCAAATTCCAAAGCCTCAAGGTTACGGGCGGGGTTGTCCGTTTGCCGCAGGTTAAGATTTTCTCTTATGCAGGGCGTACCCCCGCCGCGCCGGTCAAGCCCGAGAGTTTTACTGTTTATGCCAACAACGGCGACATCGTCGGGCGTAGTAATGCCGAAGGCAACATCGAAGGCGGTATTACGGGGAAAATCGACTACGAAACAGGTTTCTACGAAATCAAACGGGCGGACGGATTTTATCCCGAAGAGCTGCGCTACAACGCCGTGACTCAAGACAATCTGCCCTTAGATTCGTCCATTATTGGCATCGATGCCGTGCGCCTGCCTGCCGACGGACGAGTCCCTGTGTTCCGCAAGGGCGATATGGTTGTGATTTCCAATCGGCTCAAGCAGGATTTAGGCAGCGCGTTTACCGCCGCTCAGAAAATCACGCTCAACCGTCAAAACCTCGACCGTCTCTGTTTGGTCGACAGCAAGGGCAAACACGTCCTTGCCGAAAAATACACGGCAGACCTCAAGGCGGGCAGTATTACCTTTGGCGAGCCGTTGGACTTGTCGCAATACACCCTGCCGCTGACCGCCGTTTGCGCGTGGGAAGAAGAAAACCGCATTACGGGCGTCGATATTTCGGGTCGTCTGAAACTGCAATTTGCCATTTCGCGCGCCTACCCCAAAGCAGGGACTTACGTTTCATCTGCCCTCATCGGCGGCGATTTGCTGGTACGCGCGACCGAGCCTTTCTCGCAACAGGCATGGGATAACGTTTGGGCGGACGTGCGCCGCGGCGAGCCGATTTTGGCAAAGGCAAATGTCAAAGACTACCCGATCAAACTCGCCAGCAACGGCGCGATTACCGAGCGTTGGCTGATTAAATTTACCACTGCCAACCAATTCGAGCTTTACGGCGAGCAGTTGGGCTTGGTCGCCAAGAGCGATACCCTGACCGACCTCGCCCCCGCCAATCCCGCAACAGGTAAGCCGTACTTTACGATTAAATCGACAGCGTTCGGCGGCGGCTGGTCGACTCAAAACTGCATCCGTTTCAACACCTACGGCACGCCGCTTCCCGTGTGGATTCTCCGCAGCGTCCAGCCCTCACCCGACAGGCAGGACGGGCGCGACGGCTTTACCGCCTGTTTGCGGGGGAATACCGTGGCTGAGTAGGCGTAAAGAATAAAGGTCGTCTGAAGGAGTGTCAGACGACCTTTTATTACCGCTTGTTTATTTTTAATGCCGTTTAATTTAAAATATCAACATCATTAACTAATAAGACAAAAGGGAAACTATGAATCTTATTACTATTATTGTTATCGCAACCAGTATTTGGGTATTGATTGATGCTCAAACGATAGGCGTTAAAAAAGGACAGATTCAAGGGATGGGTAATATGGGACCGATTAGCTGGTTTCTTGCCTGTTTGTTGATTTGGATTGTCGCCTTCCCGTTTTATTTAGCCAAACGCGGCGAGTTTAAGCGTATTAATGGCAAATAAGATACCCGACTGCAACCATGCCAAGCCCCGATTTTCGGGGCTTTTGCTTTAATAAGGCTTTATTTTTAAAGCAAAGGTCGTCTGAAATGTTTAATACAGAAAGAGTACCAGTAAAGGTTTATCGTTGGGATGACGCAGGTGCGCCCAAGCTGACGACTGATGCTGGAGCGTTTAAAACTGTTTTAAAGGCTTGTTTGGTGACGGGTTATGGCGAGGGCGAGAATCGGAAAGAGCCGCTGGGCTGGGAAATCCATCAGGAAACGGAAACTGCCGCCTACTTTCGGTCAAAACATGAAAAATCGGCAGGAGCATATTTATTAGTCAATGGAGGTTCGGATTCATATTATGGGATTGTGAAAGCTAGATTTAAGGTTTTATGGGGATTAGAACCGCATGTAGGCTATGAAGGAATGGCACCAGAGTCATCTAATGGCATAAATGAACTCTATTGCAAAGAACGGAGAGACTGGATCTTAATCGGTAATAACAGGGCTTTTTGGTTAATTGTTGGGGGAGTGTATGAGCGAAATAGCGCGAATGGGTATGAGCGTACTCCTTGTGCGACTGCTTTATTTTTTGGTGATTTTCATAGTGCAGCTCCTTATGATATTTCAAATATGCTATTGATGTCTGTTAGATTGGGGAATTACGGCCTCGAAAGTAGTTTTGCCAAATCTTCTGTTTTTGCAGGGAGTGTGGATGATAAAACTCCCTATCAAGGATTTCTACGGTCATTGTTTTCTTATTCCATCAATACAAATGAGGCAGTCGATAGTATTTCGAGGCAATTGATCGCCAGTCCTTTTTATACATTTCAAAATGGTCATCTTCGCGGAATGATTCCAGGTTTGCTTGGAGCAGCGACAGCATGGTATTCAAATCAAAACTGTTTTGAAAAATATCAACTGGAAAACAGCACGGATGAGTTTTTAATTTTTACTACGGGTTATTCCGATGCTAATAATGGTATCGGGAGAAATTTTCTGATTAATATGACGGCGTGGGATATGTAATGGGATTGCTTAATACAGATAATCTTCGGTTTTCCGATCCCATTTATGGCGGTCGTGGCTATATTGCAGGCGAGGCGGAGGGGATTGTTTCTGTCGGCGGACAGCCTGCGGAACGCAAAATCCTGCTTTTTGAGCGGCAAAATTTTAAAGTTATCCGTACCCAATGGAGCAAGCCGGACGGGACATACCGTTTTGATTTTTTAAATCCGGAGAAAGAGTTCCTTATGGTTGCGCTTGACCATAAAAAGCAATACGAGCCTGTCTCCTATGATTTCATCAAGCCCTACGTCGATACTGACGGCGGATAAGGTCGTCTGAAATGTCTGACGATAAATCCAAAGCCTATACCGATTCCGCGCGGATTCCGCTGCCTTTCGGGGCGTTGATTACACAGCGTAAGCCGTCAAACCGACTACCGATACCGTTTACCCGTCCGCTTCGCCATATTGCGGCAGGCGGTGCGGTTGCGCCGATTGAGCCGCCTAAGCCCAAGCCGCCCGAACCTTACGCGCCGCCGGCAGGCTATGCCGCTGTATCGGGGGAATGGGGGTTTGTTTTACATGAGGCGGGGACGGGGTCGGCTTGTTTGTCCGGTGGTTTTGCGGGCGGTAGCGCGGCGGTAGGAATGTCGGGGGTGTCGGTTGAGGCTGTTGACGTTGCCAATTGTTTTCAGACGACCTTTGAGGAGATGACTGCGCTTGAAGGTCGTCTGAAATCGCTGTCTGAGCCGTCGTTTGCGGTTTCTGCGTGTGCGGCAGGTGTTCAAAGCGCGATGGACGGGCTGGACGGCTGCTCCGGCGCGGACACGACAGGCAGCCTGTTTTTGACGGGCTGTGGCGGCGATGCGCAGGCGGCTCAGGCGGGCGAGCTATTGGAAAGCTACGCGGACAGTACGTTTTCAGACGACGCTTTATTGGTTGGCTGCCTGCAATCGGACATCCTTGAGGCAGCGGATTTGGCGCGTTGTTTCAGCCCTAAATCCCTGCCCGCCGTTACCGTCCCTTGCGAATACTATGAGATTCCGGTCGAGCCGGAGCCCGTCCCCGAAACCTACGTCTGCGGCATCCGCCCGCCGTCAAACCGCCTTGCTTTGCGGTTTTACCGCAGGAAAATCGCGCACGACCCGCGTCATATCCCGCTGCCGTTCGCTTGTTTTGATACGGCAAAAACCCCTGTTTTAAACGGATACATCATGCAAAACACCGTCAAAACCACGGCGGACGGGCAGCCGATTGAGTTGTTTTCCGCCTCGTTTACCGCCGATACGGGCGGCTACTGCTGGCAAGGCAGCCTGACCGTTTCGCCCGAAGATTTCGCGAAAATCAATCCCGACGCGCGCGCAAAGGGTGAGGAAGCGCAAATCAAGGTGCAAATCAATGCGGACACTTTTGTCATTCTCGCTGAGGATTACAGCGACAACCGCCGCTTCGGGCAGAAAAGCTATACGGTAACGGGCAGGAGCGTTACCGCCCGCTTGGGCGCGGACTACGCACCGAAAGGCAGCGGCACATACCGTAACCCTATCTACGCCCAACAAATCGCCACAGAGGTCTTGAGACCGACGGGGGTGGGTTTGGACGGATGGACGATGGCGGATTGGTTGATTCCTGCTGACGTGTACGCATTGACGGACAAAACGCCGATAGCGGTATTGCAAGAACTGGCGCAAGCGGCGGGCGGGTTTATTGAGAGCGACCGCGCCAAGCCAACCCTGAGATTTAAGCCGAAGTGGAAATCGGCAGCTTGGGAGGTGGAGCAGGCTGCGGCAGACGTGACCGTGCCTGCCAGCGTGATTTTCGGCATCAGCGGGCAGCGCAGCGTGTCCGAGCGGGCAAACGGGATTTATGTGTGGCCGAGCCATAACAAGGGCAAGGGCGCGGATGTGTACCGCAATGGCAGCAACCGCGAGCCGCGAGCCTCCGCGCTGACCCACGCGCTTTATACCGACCAGCCTGTTTTGCTTGCGGCAGGTATTGGCGCCTTGAGCGCGACGGGTGTCCATAAGCGCGAGACCGTATCGCTGCCTGTATCGGATAAATACGCGATTCCGATGGCTAATTTGGGCGAAATTTGGCAAATCAGCGAGCCGTCGGGCAATTGGCAGGGCGTGGTTGTTGGCGTATCGGTCGAGGTCAAAATCGAAAACGACGCACCTGTCGTTACTCAAAATGTCAGCATCGACCGCTATTTGGACGAGTGATTAGAGTCGTTTTAAGACTGCTTTAAAGGTCGTCTGAAAGCCATGTTCAGACGACCTTTTATCTATTTGTTGGGAGTAACAAAATGACCAATCTGTATCAAAACCTGACGGCACTGCTCAACCGCGAACAGCGCGGCATCGCCAAAATAACAGGCGATTTGGGCGGCGGCTCATGGGCGGCACAAACGCAAAGCGGCGGGAATATCGTCTTGAGCGGTCAGGCTGCCTTAAGTCAACGGGTCTTTTACGACATTCGCACCAACCGCATCATCAGCCAAGCCCCCGACGCTGCCGTTTTGGAGTTGGGCGTGTAGTGTTGAGTGCAGGCTCGCCGCCTTGGCGGTGGGCAATGGACTGAGATAATTTGTTTTATTTTGAGAGTGTTATGAGTACGGATATTCTGCGCTTCAAACAGGGCGAAACCGTCGAAATCAGCGTTATCTTCGATGTTTTGGACGACTTGGGTATTTCTGCTCTGACCGGCGTTACCGCTGCCGCCGAGCTTCGGCGCAAATACACCAAGGAGACGGTCGCTCGCTTTCAGACGACCCTTTACCCCGAAATACGCTTGGTGTTGTTGCGTTTGGATGCTGATGTGTGCCGAAGTTTGATGGAGGGGCATTACGTTTTTGATCTGCAGTTCATTCGCCGCTCTGACGGCTTGGTGCAATACAGCGGAGATATTCCGCTGGAGATTTTAAAGAGTACGAGCAATGTTGGGTAAGTTTCGAGTTTTTAAGGGTAATTTGGAAAATTCCGCGCATCGGTACGATGACGACTTGTATCGGACGTGGTTGATTCAGCCCGGAAATCAAGGCAAATCATTTGATGATTTCACTCAATGGCTTGCCGACGTTAAAAGCGGAGATACGGGCGAAGCCCCTGATTTCGTCGCAAGATTTATTTTAGCAACTTCATAAGGCAGGTAAAAAATGACATTAAGACAACGTATAGACGCGCTGGTGGACGCTATTGGCGCAAAATTCAAAGAGGTTATCGGTAAAATCGGCTCGACAGATATGCTGCAAACCACAGAGCGCGGCAGCGTGGTCGGCGCGGTAAACGAGCTTAAAACCCGTATTGACAACATCGGCAGCGGTAACGGCGGCGCAGCGATTGACGATACTGCGCCTGGGGCGGATAAGACTTATTCCAGCCAGAAGGTCGATTCGCTGATTGATGCGGCAAAAACGGCTGTCAAATCAGAGATTTTAGACGGCGCGGACGCGGCATACGATACGCTGGCGGAAGTTGCAAAGTATATTGAGCAGGACAAAACCGGCGCGACCGCGCTTTCGGAAGCTGTTGCCAAACGCCTGCGTATCGATGAAGCGCAAGTTTTGACACAGGCGCAAAAAACCGTGGTGGAAACCACGCTCAATCTTGGCGATACTGATACCGACTTCGTGGCTAAATTTAATCAGGCGTTGCAGTCATGACCTTGGTCGAGCGTTTTAAGCTGTTTGTCGATGCCGTTGCTGCCCAATTTAAGGCGCAGGAGGCGGAAATCAATAGATTAAGATCTGCGCAAGGCGGCGGTAAAAAAGAGTATCGGGAGATGTATGTCCCGCGATCGGAAATTAAATTTTCAGAAGGAAATAACAACAACAAGTGGATTACCATTCCATTTGCAGTTCCTTTTTCCGAGCGTCCGATGGTCAATGTTGTGCTGGATATACAAGACGTCACGCCAAGAAATACTTATGTGGGTAATATCACGGCGGAAGGGTTCGATATAGGCACAAACTATGCGCCGTCACTCAAGGGCGTGTGGTATCAGGCTTGGGTCGTTGATAAATAAGCAGAAAAAAGGTCGTCTGATTTTCAGACGACCTTTAATAAGGAGATTGAAAAAATCAAGTGGGACGGCGGCGTAGGTACGGCAACCACATCAAAAGCGTGGGATGCGTCGCAGATTGAGGTTAAATTAAAGGCTGTTAAAGACCGTTTAAAAGGTGTTTATATAGATAACGAGTCGTGGGAGCGTTGCTTCAAACGATATGACCGCGAACACACTTTCTTTTACGCTAATCCACCATATTGGCAGACGGCGGGCTACGATAGTGCTTTTGATTGGTCTCAATATGAGCTGCTGGCAAAGGCAATGTCGGAGAGCAGAGGCAAGGTCATGTTATCCATCAACGCCCACCCAGATATACGGGCTTTGTTTAAGGACTTCCGTATTACTCAACTGGAGCTGGTTTATACCGTAGGCAGGGATAAGACAGGCAAAACAAGCGGCGAATTGGTTATTTGCAACTGGTAAAACAAAAGCGACGGGAGCGTCGCTTTTCTTATCTTCTGCTATCCGATATAGTGCAAAAGCTGTCGCAACTTTTTAAATGTATCGAGTGCAAAAGTTGATGCAACAAAGTGCAAAAGGCGGCGGCGGCTTACACATCACACTATGTTTACTTAAAACCCGTAGCGTGGGCTTTGCCCGCGGATAATAGGGGAAGTTTCGGCAGATTTTTTACTTATTATCTCCAGCTCTTTTACTCATCATCTTCGTGGGCAAAGCCCACGCTACATTGCGTTATCTTTCCTAGACCGGCTGGCAATCAAAACATGGTTGTAAAAAAGGTCGTCTGAAAAACCGTTTTCCCGCTTTTTCAGACGACCTTTCCTATATTTTCACTGAATCATCAAACCATTCAGTCTTTCGCCGTATTCATCAGCCGCAGGGCTTTGAGGCGGCCGATTTCTTTTTGGTATTCCACCAAGCCGATAAATGTTCCGCTTCTGTCGTAAACGCGGATGGGCTGGTCGGCGGGGATGTTTTCGGTAAACTGCGGGCGTTGGCCGCATTTGAGCATGGTTACGGCGCGGTCATTCAGTTCGATTTTGGGGAGGTGTTGTACTAAAACGTCGCAGGGCAGGAGCAGGGCGTCGCAGTCGGTTTCGTTTAATTCTGCCAAGGCGTCGAGCGTGTGGCTTTCGCGGATGGTGAAACCGGCAGTTTCGGTGCGGCGCAGGGCGGTCAGGTGGGCGAACGTGCCGATGTGTTTGGCGATGTCTTCGCTGAGGGTGCGAATGTAGGTGCCTTTGCTGCAACGTACGTCGATGACGGCTTTAGGCGCGTCAAACTCGGTAATATCAATAGCGTAAATGGTGATGTCGCGCGGTTTGCGTTCGATAACGATGCCTTTGCGGGCGTATTCGTACAGCGGTTTGCCTTCGTGTTTGAGGGCGGAAAACATCGGCGGCACTTGGCGGA